GCGTCATTCACTGGAACCAGAAGCAGAGGCAAGATACTAATGGCGAGAAGATTTCGTATAGGGGGCGCAAGAAAATATCCTCCTCGTAGAGTTGCCTATCGCATGACTAATGGTCGAAAGTTTTACGAAAGACAACCGAGAGATTTTCCGTATGGTATTCTTCCTTACGCTCAACCTTTTTATTGGACTTCTGGATATTGTGAAAATGATACAAGTTCATAGGAAATATAATGGCTACGATAACACTTAGAGAAACAAAGGGATCACCACTTTCATTTTCAGAAGTGGATGGTAACTTTACGAATCTTAATAATGATAAGCAAGAACTAATAAACTCATTTGGCGCTGAAACTACTATGGTTGATAATGCTGATTATATTTCTTTTTGGGATACATCGGCTGGTGCTGCTAAAAAGATTTTTGCCATTGATACTCCATTTTTCTATAGAACTATGGTTATAAAGGTTATTCCAGACGCTAATGATACTTATGTAGGTGATGGAATTACGGCGGTTACTTGTCCAACTACTTTTGATGGATTGGTTCTGTACTCTATAGGTGCTCATGTATATACTGCTGGGGTTGGAAGCGTTACGACTGTTCAATTATATAATGTAACTACATCAACTGATGTTCTTAGCACTCCAATAACAATAGATGCTGGAGAATTGGATACTAATAGCGCTGCTACACCGGCAGTAATTGATACAAGTGGTAATGTTAATAAAGTGTATTCTGATGGAACAACTGCTACTGTATTAAGAATTGATATAGATGCTATTGGTAGCAGCACTGCGGCAAAGGGATTAGAGATAAGGATGGAGTTTCGTGGTTCTAACTAGCGTATTTAAAGGATACCCACCTTCTGTTTCTGTAAAAAAACCTGTTCCAGAGATAATATGTAATCTCAATGAGGACAAGGATAAGGTAAGGGATAACATAAAAAAAAATATTCAGAGGGGGTTACCTCAAGTTCAGCCTTACGAAACTCAATGGGACAAAGTAGTTTGTCTTGCTCTAGGTGGGCCAACATTAAAAAAAACTTTTCCTAACCTTTTAGAAAAGAAAAATGATGGAGTCCCAGTTATAACTGTTAATGGAAGTTATAAGTATTGTATAGATAATGGATTAGAGCCTTCTGCTATGGTTATGTTGGATAGTAGAGAATTTAATAATAGGTTTGTTAAACCATTAAGAAAGGATTGTAAGTATTTTATTTCTTCACAATGTCATCCTTCTGTGTTTGATATGTTGGAAGATTGCCAAGTGTGGATTTGGCACGTTGCTGGAGATGAAAATTATGATCTTTTGCAGGAACAGTATGGTGAAGAATATTTTCCTGTGATGGGGGGTGCTACCATAGCGCTGAGGGCTGTACATTTGTTTAGAATGTTGGGATTTCATAAGTTTGAGATGTTTGGGTTTGACAGTTGTGTTATAGGAGAACATCATGCTTATGAGCAACCTGAAAATGATGATGAAGGAATCATAGACGTTACTGTATCTGGAAAGGAATTTAGGTGTACGGCTGCCCATTATCATCAAGCAAAAGAGTTCGTTGATATGATTTCTAAGACCGGCGAACATTATGATTTGGCTGTTCATGGAAATGGGCTTATTTCCCATATAATAAAAAACCCAGATTCATTGACTATAAAAGAGGAGGTAATATAACATGGCTGCTGCTGCTTGGAGTTTTTATAATTCCTTTAGGGAATATTTAGGCGAAGGCGACTTTGATTTAAGCGGTACAAGTGTTGGATTTAAAATGGCTTTGCATACTAGCGCTGCAAGTGCTAATGTAAACACTGCTACTTTATCGACACAAGCGTCACTCGCAAATGAAGTTGCTAATGGCAATGGATACACTACTGGTGGTGCATCTGTTCCATCTAGAACATGGGCCGCTGGCGCATCTGCTGGTGTGTTTCGTTGGGATTCAACTGCTGTTGTATGGACTGCCACTGGTGGGACAATTGCGAATGTTAAATACGCAGTCATCTATCAATCTAGTGGTAAACTGGTATGTTTTTCAAAGTTGACTACATCTCAATTCACTTTGGCTGATGCTAATACACTCACTGTCACTCCGAGTTCGAGTGGTATATTTGAATTAACATAGGGGGTGAATCATGGGTGTAGAGACAGCCACATATATTAGCCAACTTTCGGCTACAAATCCGCTAGCCACAGACCCAGTTAGTGAGGGCGACGACCAGATTCGTCTCGTGAAGTCAGTTTTGCAGTCTCAGTTTACTAGTCTTGGGGCTGCTGCGGTTACTACGACTGCTGCTGAAGTTAATCAGTTAGATGGATTTGCAATGCTTCAGGAAAACAACTCCATCTGGTTGGGCAGCGATCCATCTGCAACAACTGATACCGCAAGTAATAATGTAGCGGTTGGAACTACTGCTTTAGATGCGGTAACTACAGCGGATGAAACTGTCGCTATAGGATATAACGCTTTAACAGCGGCTACCACTGGAACTGCTAATACTGCTGTAGGCTCTGCCGCTTTAGCAGCACTAACAACTGGATCACAGAATACATCTGTTGGTAAAAATTCCTCAGATGCTATTACAGAAGGTGATAATAATACTGCAATAGGTGATGGGGCATTAAGCGCAACTACAACTGCAGATGATAATACCGCTTTAGGTGTTCAGACTCTTAAACTTAATACTACTGGCGCAACAAATACGGCGGTAGGCAGATCAGCATTATATGCAAATACTACTGCATCCAATAATGTAGCGATGGGGCATAGCGCGTTAGATGCTAATACCACTGGTACTTCCAATACTGCTGTGGGAACGAATTCATTAGGCGCAAATACTACAGCCTCAGATAATTTGGCTGTGGGGTATCAGGCATTACTTTTAAATACAACTGGCGCAAATAATACAATGATAGGCCCATCGGCAGGAGATGCAAACACTACCGGAACAAACAATGTAGGAGTGGGCAGTGGATCATTGGGTGCTAATACTACTGCGTCTTATAACACTGCGGTTGGTCATTCAGCGTTAACCGCTAATACTACTGGTGCAACTAATGTAGCAGTTGGTTATCTAGCATTAACAGCCAATACAACCGGCACAAATAATGCTGCTGTTGGAAAAGAAACTTTACTGGCTAATACTACCGCTTCTGATAATACTGCTGTAGGCCAAGCAGCATTGAGGAGTAATACTACCGGAATTGATAATACTGCTGTTGGCGCTGGTGCTGGATATGCTATTACAACTGCAAGCAGTAATTCTGGATACGGGAAAAATTCACTTAGATTTTTAACAACTGGCGCTTATAACACTGCATATGGTTCTGGCTCCTTGATGGATGTTACCACTGTAAATGACAATACGGCTATGGGTTATAACGCAGCAACTGATACTACTACCGGAACAAGTAATACAGCAATTGGTTCTGGCGCCCTACAGTTAAATACTACCGGTGCAACTAATACAGCCGTTGGATACCAATCATTAGATGCGAATACTACAGCGAGTAACGTCACCGCTATTGGTCAGGGTGCATTAGGAGCAAATACTACCGCTGCTAATGGTGTTGCATGTGGCAGACACGCTCTACTGTCGAATACAACCGGTGCAGATAATACTGCAATGGGGCAGTCCTGTCTTGATGCCAACACTACTGGAGGCAGCAACGTAGGTATAGGTGCTGATACTTTATCTGGCAATACTACGGCATCTAACATTACTGCCGTTGGAAGTGCTGCACTTTATGCAAATACCACTGGAACACCTAATACAGCAGTAGGTAGAACAGCGTTATATACAAATACAACTGGTGCTAATCTAGTTGGTATTGGTTACGAAGCATTAAGGGATAATACAACCGGGTCTTCTAATTCAGCAGTAGGTAATCAGGCATTAGGAGATAACACTACCGGTGCCAATAATACGGCTGTTGGTTATGATGCTTTAAGATTAAACACTACCGCTGGTGGCAATACTGCCGTAGGCCATCAAGCATTAGATGCTAATACAACTGCTGGTGACTGTACCGCAGTTGGGGGTGGTGCATTAGGGGCAAATACTACCGGAGCACCACATACTGCTGTTGGTAATGGAGCCTTAGACGCTAACACTACTGGAACGCATAATATGGCGTTTGGAAATGGTGCGCTAGGGGCGTGTACTACTGGTACTTACAATGTAGCAATGGGATTTAATGCTGCTATTAATCTTACAACCGCGACCGCAACTGTAACAATAGGTGCAAATACTGCTACGGGTGCAATGACTGGTGCGAGTAATGTTTCTATAGGATATGGTGCTG